GGCCTGCCAGGGTGCCCAGCTTTGTGCCAGTGTCTTCCCAGGGGAAGGATGTAATGGCCGCGCTGGCCGTGGTGAATACGCCGGAAATGCCGTCCAGCGCCAGGCTTGTCACCTGTCCCGCAAGGGTGCCTATTTTTGTGCCGGTGTCTTCCCAGGGGAAGGCTGCAATGGCCGCGCTGGCCGTGGTGAATACGCCGGAAATACCATCCAGCGCCAGGCTTGTCACCTGGCCCGCCAGCGTGCCCAGTTTGGTGCCGGTGTCTTCCCAGGGGAAGGACGCAATGGCTGCATTGCCCGCCGTGAATACGCCGGAAATGCCGTCCAGCACAAAAGCTGCAGCCTGGCCTGCCAGGGTGCCCAGCTTGGTGCCGGTGTCTTCCCAGGGAAACGCTGCCACCGCAGCAGAGCCCGCGTTGAATACGCCGCTCAGGGCATCCAGCGCAAAGCCGGAAAACGCGCCCGCCAGGGTGCCCAGTTTGGTGCCGGTGTCTTCCCAGGGGAATGCCTCAATGGCTGCCTTTCCTCCCGTAAAGATGCCGCTGACGAGTTCAGCTGCTCCGGTCAGGGCGGTTTCAATGGTACTTTTGACGGTTTCCGCAAAGCTGCCCCATTGCTGCGCCTGTGTGGTCTGTTCGCCCTCTGCGGGCGGATTGAACAGGGCTCCAAAGAAAGCCGTCACGGCTCCCAGCACGCCGGTGATGGCTCCGCTGACGGTTTCCGCAAAGGTGGTCCACAGCCCGCCGATGGTGGTCTGGTCGCCCTCTGCGGGCGGATTGAACAGGCTGCCCAGGAAGGTGGTCACGGCCCCCAGCACGCCTTGCACGCCGTCGCTGATGGCTCCCGCAAAGGTATTCCATGCGGTTATTACGGTGTCTTGCGTTCCTTCCGGCACGCCCAGCAGATCCATGATGGTCTGGCCGATGCTGGCCAGGCCGCTGGTGATGCTGCCAAGGATGTCCTTGCCCAGCTGCGCCCAGTCAGTGGCCACAATGCCGTCCCAGATGGCCGTCACAATTTCCGGCAGTTTGGCAATCAGCTGCGGGATGCCCTGTATCAGGCCGGTGGCCAGGTGCACAATGGCCTCGATGCCTGCGGGGATCAGTTCCGGCAGGGCTGCGATGATGCCGTCCAGCAGCCCGCTGACCAGCTGCACTGCCGCGTCTGCCAGCTGCGGCAGGTTGTCCACCAAAAAGCCTGCCAGGCTGGTCACCAGGCTGGTGGCCAGTTCGGTGATGGGCCCTATGTTGTCGGTGATAGCCCCCACCACCGTTTGCAGCAGGTTCATGGCTGCTGGCAGCAGGGTGTTGGCCAGACCCGGCAGCCGCTGCGCCAGGGCCCCCACCACCTTTGTCACTGCCTGGCTGACCATGGGCATGGCGTCGTCCACCAGCCCGATCACGTCGTCCAGCGCGTCCGTGACGGTGTTTAGCAGTTCGTCAATCAGTCCGGGCATTTCTGCCGGGCTGACGCCGTCCTGCAAGGCTTTGGCCACCTTGCCCATGCTTTGGCTGGCAGCATCCACCAGGGGCTGAAACGCCGGTATCATCACCAGGCCGATGCTGTTTTTCAGGGCCGTGCCGGTGGCCTTGAAACGCTGCATGCTGTCGTCAAAGGCCCCCATTTTCGCCAGGTTTTCCTCACTGAAAACGGTGCCCATGGCCTGGGCTTCCTTGCCCATTTCGCGCCAGGCACGGCTGCCCGCTTCGATCAGCGGGTTCAGTTCCTTGGCGCTCTTGCCGAACAGTTCCATGGCGGCGGCGTCGCGCTCCGTGGGGTTTTCGATCTGCCCCAGGGCGTCGATGGCGTCCCAGAAGATGTCCTCGCTGCTGCGCAGGTTTCCGTCAAAGTCGCGGATGGAAATGCCCAGGTCGGTAAATTTTTTCTGTGCCGCCTCGTTTCCGTCCGCTGCCTGGTTTACCACGTTCAGCATCTTGGTCATGCTGCCCGTGATGGTGTCCACGCTGGTGTCTATGAAGTTGCTGGCGTAGCTCCATTCTTGCAGCCGCTGGGTGCTGACGCCGGTCTGCACGGCCAGGGTGGCCACGTCGTCCGCGTAGGTACCCGCGCTTTGCGCAAATTCAAAGCCGGTTTTGATGGCCGTGCCAGCGGCGGCAGCCATGGCGGCCAGGGCGGCACCGGCAGCCTTGAGGCCGCCTACCATAGCGCCGCCTGCCACGTCGCCCACCTTTTGCAGCGCGTCTTTCAGCTTGCTGTTTTCGCTGGCTGCTTCCTTGGCCTCGCTGCCCTCCTGGTCCACGGCGTCCCCGGCGTCCTCGCTGCTGTCTGCCAGGTCGTCCGTTTTGTCGGCGGCGCTTTTCAGCACCTTCTCCGCTTCCTGGAGGGTCATGTTGGTGGTGTCGGTTTCGTCGCCTACCAGTTCCTGGGCTTCCGCCAGGGTCTGCAGCCCGCCCTCGGTGGCGTCAATCTGCGCCTTGGTGCCGTTCATCTGCGCGGTGGCCCGGTTCAGGGCGATGCGCAGCTGGTCGGCCTGCTTGCTGTTGTCGCCGTACTCTGCCTTGGCCTTTTCCAGCTGGGCGGCAATCAGCTGCACCTTCTGGCTTTGCGCGTCATAGATGGCCCCCAGTTTGGACAGCTTGTCCTGCATCCCGGCCATGGATGTGGCCTGGGCTCCGAAGGCGCTTTGGCTGGCTTTCATGTCCGTGTTCAGCACGGTCAGCTGCCTGCCGATGTCCGCAAGCGCGGCCTTGTATTCTTTGTCGCCTTGTATGCCTACTTGCGTTTTGATGCCATCATCCGGCATGGGTTTCACTTCCTCGCATAGAAAGAAAAAGCGCCGCTTTCGGACGCTTTTCTCTCTGTATTATGGATGCGGCAGGCGGGTCAGCCGCACGCGCTCCACGTTTCCCCGCTGCGGCTGGTTCGGCGTCTGCTGCCCAGGCTTTCTGGCCTGGGGAAGCATACGCGCACGCACCTGCCTGGTCTGCTTATACAGCAGGTGGATGGCGCGGGCGCTATGGCTCCAAAAAGCAGCGTCATCCAGGCCGCAGTCAATGGCGCGGTAGTAAAGCCACAGCCAGGGGAAGCCGCTGTTTATTCCGTGGGCGCTGTCGGAGGGTTTGCTTTTTTGCCGTCCGTTTCCGGCAGGGCTTTGCGCACGTTCTCCAGCAGCTTGTCCTTTACGCCCGGAATATTGATGATCTTAAACTTGGCGTAATAGTCCGCCCAGGTGATGGACAGACCACCGGACAGCAGTGCACCGTACAGCACGGCCATGATGGCCCCCAGCTTTCCGGCAGCCAGGTGCTGCACGATGTCGCCAAAGTTCAGGTTTCTGCCGTATTGCAGTTCGTACACGTCTTCCGCCACCCGGAAGCAGTTCAGGTCAAAGGCCAGGGCGTAGGTCTGGCCATCCAGTTCCATGCTGTCCACAGGCCGGGAAATGTCCCGCGCCTTGATTTCGGATTTCTGCATTTCTTCCGCCATTTTGATGCTCACTTTCTGGCGCTGCCGCGCCGATCACGCCCGGCAGCCCGCCATTATTTGCAGGCTGCCGGGGAAATAATGCGTTTTTAGGCCACGGGCTCATACACCTGCTGGAACCAGTCGGTGATGACGGTGGCGGGGATGCTGGTATCCGCCGTGGCCACGATGGCCGCCAGGCTGTCGTCCCATTCGCGCCGCACAAAGGTGGCTTCAATGGTGGGGTGCTGGTAGTTCATGCTGTCGCTGTCGGTCTGGCCGGTCTGGGTGGGCTCCGTGAACTTGCCCTTGTACAGCGTCCACAGTTCCTTGCTGCCGTCGTCCAGGGTCAGGGCAAAGGCAATCGCCACATTGGGCGCGGCCTGGCCGCCCTTGATGATCTGCACGCCGTTGGTGTCCTGGTAGCGGCCCAGCAGCACCTTGCGCACCGCGTAGGGGATTTTGTCCAGGTTCAGGCTCACCGTGTAGGTGTCCACGCGGCGTTCGCTGCGGGTGGCCACGTTGCTGGCGTACACCTTGCCCTCTTTGTAGTTGGGGGTAATGGTTGCCTGGATGGTCTTGCCCATCACCTGGTACGCGCCATAGGTGGGCGCGGCTGCCGCGCTGTCCTCGCCGGTCATCAGGGCAAAATAAATGTCCAGAATACCGTAAAAGTACCCTTCGGTGTAGGCGGTGTTTTCATTCGCCATTGTCTTGTTCCTCCGTTTCTTTGTTGAATTGGTCCATAGCACCGGGCGGCTGCCACCAGGTCAGTGTGCAGGCAATGTGGTGCAGCCCGGTGTCCTTTTCGTATTCGTCCGGCCCCCAGCTGTAAACGCGCACCCCTGCCTTTTTCAGCATTGCCAGGGCCGCGAAAAAGGCGGCGCGGTGGTCGTCCGTCTCGCTGTGGGTCCATGCGTGCAGCTGCACCAGGTGCCTGGCCCGCTGCGGTTCGTTGCTGGCCGTGTAGCCGGTACAGCCTGCCTCGTGGAAGGTCACATAGGTTTCCGCGTCCGCGTCGCCTGGCGGCTGCCCGTATGGATAGGGCAGCCCTTCCAGCGCTTTGGTGAAAAATTGCTGTACGATGTCGTCTGCCATCACGTCCATGCTTTTCACCCCTTCTGCGCCTGGTCAAATGCCGCCTGCATGGCCTGGGTCACTTCCCCGGTGGCTTGATCCACCATAGGGTTGAACCAGGGGCGGGCTGGCATGTTGCTGCGCCCATATTCCAATATGTTGCCGATCTTGGCCAGGTTTTCCCCGTGGTTTTCGCCCACCGGCTTGACCTCGCAGTGGTAGCCGTCTGCGGCGTTGTAGTCCACGCTTCCGGCCTTGATGCTGGCTGCCAGGGCTCCGGTGTCCACCGGCGCGGCAGCTGCCAGGCGTTCGGCCAGCAGCTTGCCCCCGGCCTTGACGGCCTTTCTGCACGCTGCGTCCGTTCCCTTGGCCAGCTTGTCAAACTTGGAAAGTTCTGCGGCAATGCCGCCGCTGGAAAACGTGCCCAT